GTCGCTCCACCATCGTGACCTTCAACAGGAGTAAATCCTCCTAAATTTCCTTCGCCTGTACCAGCTCCAGATCCACCATCTGCGTGAGATGGATTATCTCCAGATTGTCCACCAGCTGTCGCTTGTAATGTTCCAAAAGCAGAACCACCAGACGCAGCTCCGTCAGTTGTGTTAGCAGTAGGAAAAGATCCAACGCCACCAGAACCAACAGTTACTGTGTGTGCAGCTCCGTTCTCAACAGCAAATGTTTTATTGTCAGAGTTTCTAAAACCTCCGCCACCGCCACCTGGGCCGTGTCGTGGCATTCCAGCTCCGCCACCAGCTAAAACTAAATATGCTACTTTATAGGTTTTTGGTCCACCACCACCAAATCCAAGTACGTTGTACCCGAACATAGTTTTCTTCTTAGGACCTGTCTCTTTTGATTTAGTGTTTTTACCACTAGTATTTAAATATAAGTCTTTCATTCTTCTCCTTACGCGTCGTTAGCAGCGTCAGTAGTGAAGAACAATCTTAATCCAATTAATCTAGCCGCTGCAGTTTGTGTATCTGCAGAAACATCTCTAAATATTTGGAAGAATACATTGTCTCCAGCAGCTGGTGACCCATCTACTGTTATCGCACCACTTTCCGCACTGATCATTAAATCGTTTGCAGTTCCACTAGCAGCCAAAGCTGTAGTTACTACCGCAGTTCCAAAAGTTGCATCAATCGTATCGTCGTTAGAAACAGCAACACCTTGTAATCCCCATGCTACAGTTCCTGTGTTTGTACCAGTTACTGACCAGTAAGGAATAAATGTTAATGTTCCTTCATTCCATGATTTTGGAAATGCAATAGAAAATTGTGCAAAGTCATCTGCACCATCAGCAAAGTCTAAAGATTTTACTTCTGGCTTACCAGCAGTTAATTCTACTTGGTTAGGACCATCTGCACCGTTAGTTGTGTTTGGATACATAGCAGAAGCTGGTACCCAAATTGTTTCTTTCCCAGCAACTTTTACAGCAGAACCACCAGATGTAACTATACCAGTTCCTTTTGGAGCTAAGTTTAAGTTTATATTAGTATCACCACCTGTTGCAGCTAATTGTGGATGATTTCCTGTAGCTGCGTTAGTGACTTCTAATTCGTTAACAGCAGAAGCTGTTGTTTGAAAAATTATTTGTTCGTTACCGTTCGCGTCAGCAATAAAACCAGCGTCAGCAAATTTAGGAGCAGTTAAAGTTTTGCCCGCTAAAGTTTGTTCTGAATTAGCTGATATTAAAGTTGAGTCTACGATATTAGTTCCGTCAGCGTACAATACTCTAACACCTTTATCAGTAGTAGAAAAAGTTACCCCAGTTCCACTAGCTGTCTTTACTTGAACAGTGAATGTTCCTGAAGTTGCGTTTTCTATAATGTAAATTTTTTCTACTGAATCTGGAACAGTTACTATTCTGTTTCCTGTAATAGTTCCTGATAATTTTATGTTAGCGTTTCTAGCTGTTGAAATAGCTCCGTCAGACATAAGTAATGCTGTTGTGCCAGCACCGCCAGCTATTGAAATATTTTCAAAACCAGCTATCGCTTGTTGAACTAAATTTAAATTTGTATTTGTTTTATCACCCCATGTACCCGAGTTTTCACCCGTGGCCATTAATTCGAGTTTTAAATCTGTTGAATAACTTGATGCCATTTTATATTCTCCTTAATTTCTATATTTTAACTTATGCTGCAATCTCTGTCCATACCTGGTTAACATTCGGATCTATTTCGACAAATCCTGTAGCTGATATACTACCTATATTAGTCGTTAGAGCTATGCCGGTCAACACCGCTTCAGCATTAACTCCAGCCACTTCTTCACCTATTGCAAAGGTACCAGAAACACCTGATACAGAATATTTAAACTCTTGTGTTGTAGAGCCTAAAGCTGATGTTACAGCTATTCCAGTTGCAGTAATTTTGAAATCTGTAAATCCAGCTTCATTACCTATTGACATAGTCATTGATTGACCAGTAACGTCTGCTGATGAAATTACATCAATTGTAGAAGTTGTTGAGAAGCCCCATGTTTGAGATCCCCAAGATAAATTACCCCAACCAACATCTTTTTCATTAACTTTTGATGATAAACTTAAACCAGTAACTTGTAATGTTTCACCAGCTGGTTCACCCCAGTCTGCAGCACCCCAAGCTAATCTACCCCAACCCTCATTTATTTCTTCTATAATTGTTAAAGATCCTAAAGAGGACGCCATAACAATACCAGTAGGAGCTCCAGCTTCATTAGGGTTACCCCATACTTGAGCACCCCAAGTGCTTCTTCCCCAACCGACATTTACTTCAGCTGTTGCTGTAACAGATGCTACAGCAGATGTAATTGCTATACCGTTTGCTAATAAAGTTCCAGATATGCCCCAGGCACTAGCGTTCCAAGTTTTTCTTCCCCAACCAGCATTAACTTCTGCAGTCACTGTATTAGATCCTAATGCAGACGACATTGCTTGACCTGTCAGAGAGGCTGCCTCATTTGGTTCACCCCAAACTTGTTCACCCCATCGACCTCTGCCCCATCCTAATCCAACAGTAGTTGTAACATTAACTCCAGCAAAGTTATTTGCTATGGTCATTGTTTGACCAGTAACTAAATTTCCGGCTGCACCCCAATCAGTAAAGCCCCAAGTTCTAGCTCCCCATCCAACATTAACTTCTTCAGATGTTGTTGCTGTTCCTAAAACAGGAGTTATAGTTACCGTTGATGGTATTGGGTTAGTATCATTTTGTGCATTGTAATTTCCTTGTGACCAAGCTAATGCACCCCAAGTATCTTGAGTAATGTCCATTGGACCACCCATTCCAATGCCATGTGAATAACAAAAATAAAAAAAATCTGATTCAGCGTTTGGAGTAATTTCGATGTATCTTGTAGTGGCTGCATTAAATGTTGTTAAATTACTGTAATTGCCAGCATCAGAAGTCCCGTCTAAATAATAAACTACACCTGTTGATTTTATTGTTCCTGAGGGATTAGCAGAGTTATCTGCAAAGAATAATGGATGCCCATCATTCGTGCCATTACTTTGATCAAATCTTATTGTAGCTCCACTTACCCAAGGTACTGTTCCTGGTCCAGTAGAATTTCTTACACCATCTAAATAGAAAACATTACCGGTGCCACCACCGTAAAGACTACCCGATGCTACGGTGACTGTATAAGTTTTGTCCGCCATAGCGTCGGGCTCCTAAATTAAGATATTCTCAATATCGCAGCTGTCGATGTAAAGTTTGGAAACTGAACTGTAAAAGTTCCTGAAGTTGCAGTTTTATCAGCTCCAAAATCTAAAACACAAATCGCTTTGTTAGCTTGTGTAGAATTGTAGATTAGACATCCTCTAGCTGTTAACGTTACACCTGTGAATGATCTATCAGCGAAATCTACCAAAGCCACACCGCTTGATATTGATGTTTGTTGACTTGCTAATGTTCCGCCCTTCGCAGCGTACTGACCAGAAGCACTAACTTCTCCAGTTGCAGTGTACGCAGTTGTTGTTGCAGATAAAGTAGCAGTTGATTTATATAAAGCTAATTTAATTACGTTTCCCCCACTTGCTAAATTGTGAGTTCCACCTAATAGTTCTTGTTTAAATGAGTTACAAACTCCTTGTGATATTGCCATTTTATTCTCCTTTTAAATTTATATTATGGAGATGGCGCCGGTACTTTTATTCTTGGAACACCATCTACATATTCACCTCTTCTTCTTCGACCAGTTTGCTCCAAAGTAAAGGCTTGTATCTCTTGATTATACTTCTTTTCATAGAGGTTGTACATATCCATGGGTCCCTTTAGGAAGCCGTAAGCTTGAACCATGCATCCATAAAAAAGTAGATCGGCTGCCTTATCGCTCAAATAAGTGCTAGTTTTTTTCTCTGGCACTGATGTAGTATCATTTGAACTAAATAAATGCTCAGGATATCTAATATAATTTAACTGAACTTGGTCACCTGCTGAGGGCACGGGGGCCAAACTAATGTACTGTGTTCCATCACTTTCATTCCACATAGAATAATATTTTGGTGTGCCTGTGGCATCAGTTGGATTGAACTCTCCCATAAATGAGTTGTCTCTTTTTTCTAAAAACGTTCTTGTTCCATTTGATGCAATATGCTGAACAGACCTCAAAACTTGAAGATCAATTGGTAAGTTTATATATCTTTTATTAGCAACAAAATTAGATAACACAAATTTTCTGTTATAATCTGCATCTACATCTCTATAAATTTTAGCTTCTGTATCTAGTATGAAGTCATCTATAATTGCATCAGTTAAAACATTACTGTCCACTTCTGTATAGTTTCTAATTTTAGTTATTAAATTTGCGTATGTTATTGCCATTACGTTATACTCACAGTTAAATTACCAGCTGACATTTCTAATTGTCTTGTATTATTCATATCAGTCGGCGATATTGATGGTTGTTGAGATGGTACAAAAGTAGTTACACCATCTTTAGTTACAGGATATTGAACAACAGTAAACTGTCCAGGCCAGTCTTTTGGTCTCAAACTTACAATGATACCACTTCTGTGTAAGGGTCTAGCATTTCGTAATGCTATTGCATCCGCAGTTACGTGTGGTGGATCTAATTGTGGTTGTTTAGGTTCAAACTCAGAAACATGAACAAAAGAACCATTCCACTCTTTTCTCATCTCTGTATAAGGAAACTCCATACCAGATCTATCAGAAATAGCTTTTGCATATTTACCTGTTGCGTATTTAGCCATTAGACTCCATCTCCATAGTAAGTTTGTGGTGAAATATATACAGACGTTCTTTGTCCATCTTGTGTTAAAGCTCTTTGTAATTCATCCTCATAATACAATCTTAATTTATCTGTTAACTGAGGATTTTTTTTCATTGATAAATAGTAAGCTAATCCAGAACACATGCATGGTAAAAATCTAAAAGGTAAGTCTGTTTGATTTGTATAAGCTCCAACGTCTTGTATTCTATTTATGCTGTAAAATTTTAAGTGTGTGTACGTAGATGCATCTGGTGTTAAGTATAAACTTATTTTTGGAGTTATCTGTCTATCAACAAAATATTGAGAAGGCTGACCAGTAGCTCCTTTATTAGGTAAAGCAGCATATGCTGATCTATCAATTTTTGTTAAAGATACATCAGTAGTGGATGCCGTTTGTGCGCTTGTAGTTGAAATATAAGCCTCAAGAACGTCTGACACTGCTGCGGGAACGGTGTAATCAGAAGTGCCAGCCGTCAAAGCTTGTGTGTTTAAAGATACTTTCCAGAGGTGTACTCCTCTGTTTCCCCATTCAGAAAAAAGTAAATTTAAACTTCTTCTAGCAGATCTTAAATCATATCCACTATTTGTACGGACTCCGCAACGCTCATACGATTCCTCGATGATGTCGTCTATATCTAAATCGAATGCATTTGTTCCTGAAGTCGCCATACATAATTAATTTATTAAATCTCTGATGTAACTATCGTGAGATTGAATAAAGCCCCCTGCTCTTTTTTTCATCATTTTCTTTTTCTTCTTCTTAGCTTTTTTCTTTTTCTTCATAATGTGTTCACGAAGCTGTGGAGGTATTTTACCACCTTTTTTTGCTTTAATTTTAGCAATGTCCTCTTTCAATCCACCAGCCTTCATTTTACCTTTTCCATCAGCTGCGTAGAAAGGAACTTTCTTGCCCTCTTTGTTAGTTACCATTTTTAGTTTTCCTGCCATTGTATCCTCCTTATATTAGGTCTTTGATGTAATCAGCACCTTTGCCAACCACCATTCCACCTTTGTTTTTTTTCTTTGGTTTTGCATAGTCTTGCATAGATTCAAAACCGTAGTCCTCATATTTTTTTCCTTTAAAAAATTCTCTCTCTGCTTTTACTGCTTTAGGATCTCTTTTTTTAATACTTGTTGCTACAAGCGTTGCAGCTCCAATTGGAGTAGCAGCTCTCGCAAATCTTAAAGCCTTAAACACTCTTGCTCTATTAGCAGTAACTAAAGCTTTACCTGTTCCAGTTCCTATGGCCTTACTAGCTGTCTTAGTAGCCTCACCAACTTTTGTTGCAGCTTTAGGTGTAAATTTAGATTTTGCAAAATCTTTTAATTTTGTTGTAGCGGCTTTTACTTTAGCTATGCCAGCTGCTAATCTACCTTTTATTTTTGAACCAGTTTCGTAAACACCTTTATCTAATTTTTCTAATTTGTCTTTTGCGAATGCAGTAGCTTTTGCACTCTCTGGAGACATTCCTGATGAATATTTCATAATACCACCAATTCTTTTTTTACCAGAAAATCCAGGTCCAGTTTTCTTTCCAATTTTTAAGTCTTTCATACCTTTATAATCTTTGGCTTTACCTTTAAATGTTAAAAATAGACCAGGTTTAATTAATGGTTTTACGTTTGGTTTTTTGCTCATGTTTCTATCATACCCCCATAATATTTCTTAGTAAAGGTGCTCACATTCGTTGGCTTACCACCTACTCCTTGAGCTTTAGCTCTTTTCCTTGCAACAGCACTCCTCCTCTGAGAGTCTGTCATCCTTGCCGCTTTGGCAGCAGGGACGCACTTTGGATACTTCCGTTTTCTGTCCGCCTTCAGTTTTGAACGGCCACAGGGTGCGTACGAGCCATCTTTTCGCTTGCTCCCAATATCTACCCATTTTTGATCGAACCATTTTTTTAGTCCTCCTTTTGCAAATGACTTTTGAAATGTAAATTCTATCCTTTTTGATTTACCTTGTTTAGTTCCTGATAATCCAAAAGCAGAGTCCTTACCTTCTTTTCTTACATCAAAACCTATTGCACTATTAATATTTCTATTATCTATTTTACTGAAGGGTTTTTCAGCTCTTGCGCCTATTGTAGTTCCCTTTTTACTAACAGTAAATTTTACACCTGGAGTAGTTGCAAAATCATCATCATCTATAGTGACTCCACCTCCAACGTCTATACCTTTTTTCTCGCTCATTTTAATAAGTCGCCGTAATAATCCACTTTACTCTTATTAGAGTATTCTTTTCCATCTAAGTCTACTTTAATAAACTTACCTTGATATTCTGAAAGGGTATTATCAATTTTTTGTGTGGGTTTAAATCTATTTGGCCCTGCAGCTTTTTTTGATTGCATCCCTGGCTTTGTAAAAAATTTTCCTTCATTTGCAGGTTTAGGTCCTTTGAAATCTTTTCTCTTTACACCAGATGGATCTTTAATTTTACCCGCACAAATTTTACTAGCGTAGGCGTTAGCATATGCGCTAGGGTATACCTTAAACTTACGCTTCGCTGCAGCTTTTCCTCTAGGGCATAATTTAGTCATTTTGTTCTCCTTCTTTAGTGGCCACTTTGAGAGATGTTTTCTCCTTTTTGCGGTCGTACAACTTCTTAGATTTTACCACGCGTTGTCTAAAGATGCTAGACCTTATGCTTGCTGCGTATGGATTCTTTACCGGCTTTTGCAATTTTTACCACCTCGTTTTTACCCATTACTTTAGCACGCTGTTCCATCACTGTTAATATTTGTATCTTTCTTGCAAAAGGTTTATTAACATTTTTAACTTTTTTGACAGTATCTCTAGCGTCTTTTGTTGTGGCAAATTTTATGCTTACGGTATCCTTTGGATTCTCATCAGTATAAAGTCGTCTGTCAGAACCTTTGGGTTTTTTACCTGTGCCTTTTTTTGGATCTTTACTCATAGTTAATTAATATATTACCAGAGATAGTTTCGCAAGCACTACTTCTAGTCACCATGTGTTCAAGAAAACTAGGAAAAATTATTATATCACCTTGTTTACAATTAGGAGCATAGAAATGATCAAGCTCTGGAAAAGGTTGATGGTAATAACTTTGTATTACGTTTTTTACTGGATGAAAAAAAATTGTATGTGGTCTATCTATTTTTTTATAGATTGTAAAAGAGAAATGAGATCCAGGGTGAGTATGTGTCTCTTGATAATCATTTTGCTCATAAACATTTATCCAAATATCTTTAAGACTCATAGAAAATTTTCTACCCTCTAAATACTCATGCATTGCATCATGGATAACCGATAATAAATATTGTCCTGTTTTATTATCTAAATTTTTATTTTCATTAGATTCATAATTAGAAATAGTTTGACTTAACCAAGTCTTCTTAAGTTCTTTAGACTTGAGATTTAATTTTTTAGTATCTATTTGAGAAATAAAAATAGGGATAGAAAAAATGTTGTGTCTCACTTTTTCTTTTTATTTTTTTTCTTCTTTTTAAATTTCTTCTTCATAGGTGGAGTAGAAATTTGTTTTGTCATTTGTGATCTTGATATTGCCATATTATCTAAAATTTAGTATTGCTATTATTCTTCTACCATATTTTGGAAAAAAATTATAGTGTTCATGTGGACCAAATAGAAGAATCTTATTTTTTTGTGGTTTAATATAGTGTTTATCTAATATTACTGTATCGCCATCAGCATCATCTAAGTATATCAAACAATTGTAATGAAAAAAATTCTGATCTAAATGTGGTGTGGAATGTTTCATTTTTGTTGGAAAGGTAACATTAATAGAACCTCGTAAAAAAGTATTTATTTTAATTCCGCATTCTTTTGCAAATCTTCTAGTAATATTTTCAAAGAAAAAATTATTATCACTTTGTATTGCTTTAGTGTGATTGTTTCTTAAAATATGGAATAAAATTTCATTCTCATCGCTATCAGTAGCGTTAGCACAATATGTCATTGGTAATTGATTGTTTAATATCCAATCTTCTGAAAACTGTGCTTC